AACTCAAACGCTGTATACAGCGCCGATGACTTTATCCGCTTTTCAAATTCCTCTATGTCGCCGACTATCGATTCGATCCCGTTCTTGTCTAAGAAACCAACCGGTATGCCGCCAGCACCGCCGCCGCCAGCATTTTGCGCCGCCAGCTTGTTAATAGCGTCAAACCCGGCCAATTCCTTTTGCGCTTTCTTTGCGGCAGAGCCGACACCGCCGATTGCTTTAGCTTGATTTTTGGCACCTTTAACATAGTCCTCCCAAGTGCCGCCGCTAAGTAATACGAAGAACATTGCCACATACATGGTTGCTTTCACCAGCCAGTTCACAAGCGCCTGTAATCCCGGTATCATGCCGTTAAATATCGCTTGCCACGCAACGGCCATGTTGCCCTTGATTTGCGACAGCCCTCTGTTTAGCCCTTCGTTCGCTGTTACCGATTCCATGAACGCCCGCGCTACCTTCCGCAATAGCCGGTACAGCGACGCTGCGCCGATTGCCACCTTTGCGAACATAAGCATGGAACGGCCTAGCCCGTGCCGGACATGTTTCTGCGCTTCGGCCATTCGCTTTGTCGCTTCCGCGTTTTGCCTTGCGGCTTCTTCGGCGGCTTTTGTTTTCTCTGCTTGCTCGGTAAAGTGCCGCAGATTTTCGGTTGCGTCCCGCACACCGGCAGAGTATTTGTTTACGTCCGCCTGTGCCGAATAGAACGCTTGCCCGGCTTTTGTTGACGAGGCGGCTTTTTCCATGTCAGCCAGCCCGGATTCAATCTGTGTATCAGACCACCCGGATTTCAGGCTTGCGCGTATGAATTCCTCGGCGGCACCTGAATCGCGGCTAAAAACCTGCGGGCGCATGGCCTCCATCTTCTTCTGCGCTTTCGCAAGGTCGCGCTGGAGCTTGTCCAGTTCGCGAGCCGCCCGGTTCCTGTACACCGTCCATTCCCGCGACGACGCAACCGTCCCGGCGGTTCTTTTCACTGACGCGCCAAGCTTTTCCAGTGCCGCCGCGCCCCTGTTAGCCGACGCTTCAAGCTGCGAGGAATCCCCGCTAAACCGTAAAACCAATCTTGCTATTGTCATTCCCCGCACCCCTTACCGGTTATTGCGCTTTGCGCGGGCTTCCGCATCCGCCGCCATGCGCTCCGCTCTCAGCCTGTCGTCTTTGATCTGGAAGTACGCCGCCCATTCCGTTATTTCTATGGAAGTCATTTCTGACAGCATTAAGCGAACGCTGGCGTAGCCCAACTGCTCCGCCAGCGCGTAATAGAAATATCGGTCTGGGCGCTCTAGGAGTTTTTTACCATTTCCTCCACGTCGTCATCGCCAACCCCGGATAGCTTCTGCGCGACCTCGAATACGCGGTTAAGCGCCTGCGCGGACTTCTTGCCCAGCAGTTCAATGTCCGCAACGGTAAACATGAGTTTTGCGTTGTCGGTCGGGTCGGCAACGGATTTCTGGACGAGTTTTGCGCGGATGTTGTCAAGCCTCATGGCGGGCGATTTCCCGCTCTGCTGTGACGTTATACTCGCCTCGAACGCATCCCGTTCAGTTCCCGTCATGCCGCGCACCAGTACACTGCCGCCCCACTCGGGAACGCTTACCTCCTGCGTCTTTATGTCGTCGCAGTTTAATATCTGATCTCTGGTCAGAAACGCCATATTATCCTCCTAACTTCAACCATTCGTCGTGCGAAACCCAGCTAACGGATTCGGTCTGAATGTCGCTTATTGCGGCTTTCAGTTCGTCGCTTTCCAGCAACGCCCATACCCGGTTCGGTTCGCTCGCGCTTGTGTCCCTGTCCTCAATCACAATCGGATTACCAGCGGTGAGCGCGTCAAGGAACGTTGCGTCGGTCATGTCTAGCTGCGTCAGTGTCCCGCTCGCACTTTTCAGACCCGCCAGCCGCAGTTTGTTGTCAACCCCGAATGGTGTACGCTCGTGCAAGTCGCACTGTTTATTTCGGCTCATTTCGGTTGCGTATGCGGCGGTTGACATTGGTAGATATTTACCGTCCACCGTTATCACCCTGTCGGGGTCTGCGTCCGCAAATGTGATTTTGCCGTTCAAGTAATTTACCGTGTACGTTTCTTCGGTTGCGGCGCCATCGTCTTTTACGGTTGGCGCGGTATCGCGGTCAAGCACACGCTTGGCCGCACTGGTTATCTGGTACACTTTATTATCGGTCGTGGTTGTGGCCTCGCCTGTCATGGACGTGGCCGCACCGCTAATCTTTATGACTACGCTTTTTCCCGCAAGCTCGGCCATCTCAAATCACCGCCTTACGATGTCTGAGCGGGAAGATCAACCACCGCGCCGTTGCCCTGTATTGTTGCAGAGAAGGTCTGCTTGTCCTCCGCCGATGCCTTAATCTCGAATGTTTCCACCAAGCCGGGGAACTGTTTGCCCGCTACGGACGGCCCGGACGGGTAAACGCCGATATAGACATTGTCGCCGGGTTCTAGTATGTCCTGCCCGGTCGTGTCGCCGGTGTAGTAGTTGCCCGCAAGGTCGATTGACGCATCCAGCAATCCGGCAATCCGTTTCTTATTGGAATCACCAAACGCCGTGATCTCCAGCATGTCACACATCTTCCTGAACGTCGAATCGTCAACGCCCAGCACTTTCGCGCCGGTGCTGCCCGTCATTGCGCTTGTCCCGGTAAGGACATATACCTCGTTTACTTTTCCTGCAAGTTCAGCCATTTTCGATTACCTCCTGTAATACGCCCTGAAATTGATTGACCATTCGTGCCGGGCGTTCTCGTCAACGCCCAGGTCCATGATGTCGCCCTGCTGTTGAATCATCAAGAAATTGCCGTTCTCGGCTACGCCGTGTAGCGCGTCCTTTATCGTACAGCAAAGCGCTTCGCCGGTTGCGTATGAAGTGTTACGGACGCGGACTTGGAACGTCGGTTCCTCTACTTCCGAGCCGCTCATGCTTCGTGCGTAACCGCCTGTATTAAAAATACCAACCACGTTATCCGGTGTGGCTGGCAGGGAACCAATGTAAATATTTGAAACGCCCGTCAGCAGATTTTCAATATCGGCAACAAGGCTCATCCGCCATCCACCGCCTTTTTGACAGCTTCGCTTATGTGCGCTGTATACTTGTCCACGTTCTCCTTGAACGGGTTTTCCAGATACTTCGCCTCGCCGCCCTGCGGGTGTTTCCATGTCAGTTCTTCGTGCTGGCGTAGTGCGTACTTGAACTGGCGCGTCCCGGCATAGCCGAACCCAACAGCAGCATCCAGGTTGTCCGGTGTCGCTTCGTCCGCGAACGCTGTGCCGCGCAGATCGCCCGTCTTAATCGGTGTGCGCTCGACCGCTTTGGCTTTCAGGTCTTGCGCCGCGTCATTGATTGCACCCGCCGCCGCTTCCCGCGCTGTGTCTGGCACGTTCTTTATTGCAGCAACCAGATCGTCCAGCCCGCGAATGTCAGCGAACAGGTTCACGCCCCGAATGGTCGTTCCTATCTTAATTTTCATTGCGTGTACGCCTCGTAATGGCTGACGTTGCCGGTTATGTCGCGGACGGTGTCAACCCGGATAACAATGTCGCCGTCTATCCTGTCGTTGATCGTCACCGCTGTTTTGGTCAACACCAGTGTACCGGCCACGATCTCCGTGCCGTACCTGTCCCGTACCAGCTTGTTTGTGGATTCCTTTACGCCGTATATCGTGCTTGTGGTGTAGGTGGATTCGTTGTACTTGTTCGGCGTACCGGCGACACTGAGCGTCATGGCAACCTTCGCGTAATTCGTCAGCATGGCCGCCACCTACGCTATCCCGACACTGGTCGCCAGATATGGCCGCAATAACGCTTTCGCTTCACGGCAGGGTATGTCGGTATCGGCGGTGTCGCGGTACGTTTCGCTGATCTTACCAAGCGTTACGGACTTCACGCCGTCGCGCTGTGCCGCCAGACGTGCGGGTACGCCCACAGCCTCTTGTAGCGCGATTTCCACCTGTGCATACTTAACCGTATCCGGCACCTCGCGCTGTGCGTACCACGTCCCTGAGAGGGCCAGACGTGGTGTGTTTAGCCCGTCCCGGTATTCTGAATGTATCGCTCGCGGAAACTGCATTGTCTGAGTATCCAACACCTTTACACCTATGAGCGGTTGCCGGTCAATTGTGCCTGCGGCTCGGCGTAGGTATACCTCCTTGTTTGCGTCGCTGAGCGTTGTCCACGCGGTATACTTAGCATCGGTTGAGACATATCGGCCCGCTACATAGGCATCGGTGTCCGCTATTGAAATGTACGTATTGGTTCCAACAGTCAGCGCCATACCGCGTACCCCCTCTTGTTAAAGCTTCGCATACCCGCGAACCTGCGCCGTCCCCGCTGCGCTAGACACGGTTGACTTGACCTGTACCTTGAAATACCGGTATGAAACCTCGGTAGCCGATGCTTCCCATGAATCGGTTGCCTCAGCCACGACGGAAGCCTCCGGCTCGACCTCGATATAGGTCGTATCGTCAATGGACGCAAGCACCTTCCAGTCAATTGAATTGGCCGCGTGTGCGTTCAGTATCGTATAACAAACCTTGCTTTTCGTCAGGCTGTCAATCTTCGACCCGTCCACGTCGGCGTAGCTGTCCTTGGTTGTCTGGTTCGCCGGTGATACGGATATTGGATTGAGCAGTTCGGTTATTCTCGGTATGCTCATTTCGTAACCTTCCTTCGTTTACAGGGCGTCCCCCGGTATCGCTTGGGTTTCGGTGGCT